CGGGGGTTTTGTAGTGCTGTTCGCCGATCCACAGGAGACCGACTTTTCCAATCTGATTGAGCGTGCTGAGCTTGCATCCGCCGCAATACTTGCTGGAGAAGTCACAGGTCTTCGTGGCGAACAGGGCGTCTCCGTCCACCCACGTGAAGCCGCGCGACGGCTTGAAGCCCGCGTGGCAGGTCGGGCAGACATCCAGTTCGAGGGGGAGCTTTCCGCACGGGAGGGTGATGCCGTCCGACACGAGATACTTTCCTCCGCCCTTTCTGAAACCGCACCCGCGGGCGCGTTCGTGACTCGTTCTGACAGTGACGCTCATGTGTTTTTCCTTTCTGTCGGTCGTTTTGAGGGGGTGAGGTTACTTGACAGTTCCCGGAACTATGATTCCATTTTTCACGGTGGCGGATGCGTACCACCGATGAGGCTCAGGGTAGTGCGGCCCTTCGAGCGCGATCTCGCCATCACGCGTTGCCGGAAACATTCCGCCGGGCTGGAAGGTGCTGATTTTCTTGCCCGAGGCAACGGCTTCCTTGAGGGCCTTTTTGTTTTTGAAGTTTATGGTGGTGTACATAGTTTTTTCCTTTACAGCCAACGATGGCGGAGTGCATAGCCGCCGTCCTTATGCCAGTGAATTTTCCGCCCCTGAGTGCCAGAGCAGCCCTTGCAGTTCGGTTTGTGGTCGTTGCACCGCGCGCACGTCTGACATTCGCCACAGACCGTCATTCCCTTGCAGACGGGGCACTGACGGCAGTTACAGGAGTCGTGCGGCGTGTAATCCCGGTCGCCGTTACTGTGGTCGTTTGCCGGGCATGAAGGAGCGCGGCTGCGGTGCTCTTCGCAGGCGGCACCTTCGCTGCACTCGTGCTCGCTCGACCCGTCACCGACACATCCGAAGCCGTCCGGGAAGAGTGCGCGACCGAGGTTGTAGACGATGTGGAATCCCATGTCCATTCCGCACCCGCTGACTGTCACGCCGTCACCGTTCTTATTCACTTTGGCGCCGATGAGGGTCGCGGTCGCGTAGTTGGGATGGAAAAAATCGTTGCCGTTCTTCGTGGGTACGACAACGCCGATCTGCCGGGACATCCCGGAGCGTGAGCGGCTCCGGAGAATGGTGTAAACCGTGTCGCCGGGCTTAATCATTTTGAGAAGTGTCTCGCGAGCTTCGATCTCGGACTGCTTCATGATTTTTCCTTTCAGCGTTCGTGAGTGAGAGTGAGTCCGTCCGCCCGGATGCCGTTCACGATGTCTTCGACGTAGCGGTGTTCGATGACGGTGCCGCCGCCCCAATGCTGCGCGTCTTTGGGAAGGAATTCGTCGCGCCATGCGGCAGCAGCCGGTGAAATCGCGGTGAGAACGTAGACGGTTCCTGAACCGCGAAGGATGAAGTCGGCCTCGGGGTGAGTGTGTGTCTTCCACTGCGGGCAGATCAGCCCGTTGTGCTTGATACGGCAGACGCCGCACCAGTAGACGCTCGGGGGAGTTTGAAGGACCGGTGTGGTTTCCATGGTGACTCCTTACTCCCTTAATGTAATAACTAATTGATGAAAAGTCAAGGGGAAAGGTTAGGGGAAGGCTAATTTATTGCAGGCGCGAGAGCTAGGAGCGGCCCTTCAGCGCCTTGAGCTTGGTCACGAGAAGGTTGCGGTTGTTCTGGTGACGGACCTGATCCCATTGCTCCGTGGAAGCCGTCGTTACGATGCGAAGCTCGCACTTGCAGTTCGCCAGACACTGCGTCTGGCCGGATCGTGGAGTGCAGGGCAGGGTCTCGCGTGTGAACGGGGAAGCAGTGGCGAGGAACAAACAAGACTGACAGTGTTCCGCCGGGTTGAGCTTCCAGTACATGATCGAATGGTGTGGATGCCCGACGACGCGCGCCGTCTCGTATACGTGGTCGAGCGTCCTCACGTAGAATTCAATTCGCTGCTCGACCGTGAACCTCCGCCACGCTGCGTCAATGGAACCGGTAATGACTGATGTAACGAATTCGTTCCAGTAACGCCGTTCGTGTGAGAGGCTGCTTTTCATCCAGTCTTTGTCGTGCTGGTCCATGGTGAGTGTGCCGCCGATCTCAAGCTGAGTCAGACCGGCAGCACGTAATCCGAGAGCGTAGGCTTCGGCATATGCTTTGTCGAAAGCGCCTTTTGAAATCGACTTCATTCCTTCCCCGGTGTAGCGCTTGTCTTTGAAACCCTTGACCGCGTTCAGAAGCTCGGCTCGAAACTGGCTCTTCAGTTCGTCGAGCTTGCTTTTGGCGACGGAAGCCTGATACTTTTTCGCGGATTTCCAGTCATCGTAATTTGCGAGCGCTTGATAGGTGTGAAGCTGTGTGCGCGGACGATTCCTCGCGGAGGGTGCGTGCTTCAGATGCCCGTGCGTGGAAATAGCCTTACTCTCGATGAGACCAGACAGCAGGCTGTCGAGAAATTCGATCTCGGTCAGCATGTCAGCGGGAGAGCTATTTTTTGCCATTCGAAGTAGCTGCGAGAGAGTCTAGAAATAAATTGAGACTTTGAATTTTCTGCTCGGCCTGCGTGGTCGCATCGAAGCCGAGCTTGATGCGGCGAGGAACGTCTATTTCTTTTCCACCATTGAGGTTCGAGACTACCGTTTTAGCTTCGACCACTTTCGGGTAGAAGAGACCGACGCGTCCAAGCTGTACTTCTTCTCCGTGCGCTACGGCATCGAGGATCACCTCAGATGCTGCTCCAAGGACGCGTTGTACGAGAACCGGACTCCATTCTGGTTCCAATGAAGAGCCGCCGGGAATGCGGGTATCGTTGAGGGTCTCTGAAATTCGTTTGGCGAGGAGGACCAACGGGGACGGGTTAGGCACGTTTAATTCGCCTCCTTTTTGTTTTCGGTTTCTTTGAGTCCTTTGACAGCAGCTTTCGCGAAGTTACGAAGTTGCGGGTATGATGTGATGATTTTTTCTTTCATAGCGGAAAGGTCGGCCTTGAGTCTTTTCAGGTTCTTAGCATCAGCGTCGTGTGTTCCGCTTTCTTCCATCGCATCGGCGGCTTCCTCTCCGAGAGCGTCAGCAAAGAGCGATTTGATTCCGGCGGGGAATTCATCGCGTGGCATTTTTTTCGGTAGCTCGGGTGAGACGGGATTGCTAGGATCATGCTTTGTCGGGTCGTCGCCGTTCTTTCCGTCTGCTCCCATCCCTGTCCGCTGTTGCAGGAGGTTATTGCGGATGCTGTTCAGGAGCTTTTCGAGGGTTTCCTCGGGAACATCGTGAAGGAACGTTGAGGTGACGTGTTTGCTCCACGCTTCCTTATCCCACCCCATGCTGTCTGCAAGCGCTACGAGCGCGCTCATGACTTCAGCACGCCGCTGCCACAGATCCTCGTTCAGTCGGTCTGAGATGACACTCAACCCCGCCATCCTGACATCGAAGTCTGGTATTTCGCCTTTTCCTTCGAGCGCCAATCGCACTTGACAGATTCTCTTGACCATTTCCCGGAATCCCCGCTGAAGGCGTTCGATTTTCCGGGCAAAGTGGATATCCTGTATTACTAGAGCGGCCTTGCTGTCCCATGCACCCTGAGTGACTCCATCGAGGTAATCACGGGGGATGCCGAGCCCGGCGCAGAGGTTGTTTCGAAAATAATTCAGATCGTCCACGAGTCCCTGTGGAGGGACTCGACTTGGAAGCGTATCTACCTTTGTTTCAGATCCGGTACGCTTCGGCATGAAAATGTCTTCCTGAATCGTGTTTGGATTGAAGTCGGCCTTGAACTGCTGTGTTGTCGGGTCGAAGTATTCTTTTCTTCGTAGCCACTGTTTCCATTTCTTGACGAGTCCAAGCGCTTCCTCTTCAGATGCGTTGCCCACGTCGATGGTAAAGATGTGGCGTTCGACAGCACGTTGCACGTGGGCCAGTGCGACCATCGTTTCGAGGATCTGAAGCATCTTGTATATTTTCCGGACCTCTTCAATAAAAGAACGCCCGTAAATTGATTCTGAGTCGTACGACATTACTCTCCCATGAGTGAAATTCCACGGAGCGTAGATACCGTCACTGTTTCCGGGTGGAATAATTGTAGCGAGGTCCGGAGAGCGGTAGCCAATCAATTCGTCATCTTCGATACGATCCACGCGTCCCGGATAGATGTACTGGAGTGATTTGAACCGCAGGATTTCTTTTTCTTCGCCCTTGGCTTCCTTATAGTCGAAAAGCTGTAGGTGGAACACATCGCCGTATTTGGCGAGGTTGCGTGTGCTTCCCCACGCGCGTTCTTCAAGGTGTATTTCGCTGAGGAACCGGTGAAGCAGTTTCTCGACAGATGGGTCTTTGCTCGCGATCCAAAGGACCTTTTTCTTACGAGAGTCTTCCGGGGTGGCTTCCTGTGCGACCAATGAAAGTGCGTTGGCGATTATCGGGTTGCCCTCGTCCATCGCATCATAGTCAGCGTATTTTACGCGACGGTCGCTGGAAAGCTGTGTGTATGCTGAAAACTCACCCATCAGCATGGACATTTGTTCGCGTCGAAGGAGTGTGGCGTCTCTTGCAGTCGTGGATGGAGTTGTGCGCGGGCCGTATCTCCACTGATCCAGACCGAACAGTCGCAGAAGGGATCTTTGAATGGGGCCTAGTTTTCCTAGAGGTACGAGCTTGTCTTCGGTCAGTTCTTCTGCCATTTTTTGTGCCTCAACTAGATAGTCGGCTATTCCGGTAGTTTCCGTGGGTTCAGATCCACGTCCGCAGTTGCAAACGCGTCCGCCGGAGAGCCTGTAACGGTCGGGATGATGCCGAGAGCCTTGAACATTGCCGTCACCTTTTCGCTCGGTTCGGTGTCGGTCTCGTGTTGCCCGATGTGAACAGGATGTGGAATTGCCGTGGTCGGCTTTAGTGCGGCAACAGCCTGCGCGCAAGTCGTATAGGCGCCGCACAGGCTGTCACTCACGTCTTTCGAGCCCGGTCCACCAGAGACATCTGTATCCGGGTGGTCTACCTTGCTCCGTTCGAGGTCGTGAATGAGGTTACGAAGCTCGTGGATCAACGGTTCGTAACGGTAGATATTGAGTCGCTTTTGGGAGCAGGCGTTGCGTAAATTGACGTAGGGCAAGTCGGAGCGATCAACCGAGGTGTAGTTGGTCGTGAAGCCGGTCTTGGTGAGAAGCTGCATCGAATCAACGCTATTATGTGAGATGAAACCGTTAGCTGTATAGGAGGGGTCATCTTCTACCTGAAGATCGTACACCTGTGCTTGAGATGGTTTTATTTTAGCAACACGGGAAAAAATACGGCGTCCCGGTCTGTTAACATGCATAGCAAGAAGAGCGGCTTTCCTTTGGTAACTGAATCCGATTTGTTCTAGAAATGTTTTTCGACTTCCACGAATTTGAACTACGTACTGATGTCGGCCTTTTGAGTATGGAACACACCCTCCTCCGGTTCCTCGAATAAGGGTGAGGTGACTAGCAATTCCGAATTCTGTTCGTAGTAAAACCATGACCTGTTTTGCGAGCTTGGCGTGTTTTGTTGAAAGCGTGACTTGACCGATGTCTTTACTTACAGAACCGTCTGCTGCAAAGAGCCCACGTAGAAACGCTGCTTGGGCGGCACGACTTCCTCGGAGAACGGAGTCCGGAATAAATGGTTTAACGAGTGTGTTTGCGTTTAACCACCTGACCAGACGCATGGAATTAAGTCTAATCTCGCCGAAAGTTTTTTCAGAACGTTGGTGGAAAGCCGGAAAAAATCCGAATAGTTCGTGGTGAACGTGTAGGGCGTCTTCAGCTTCTTCTTTTGTTACTGTCAGATTGACGTGGCGTTCTCCGATATGTCCGTCTCCCCAAATAAGACCCATCCACTCAGCGAGTTTTGGGGTAAGCGTTGAGGGGGCTTTCCAGACATCTAACGGCTTTTTTTCTGCAACATGTATTTTCTTTCGTGTGATAGCTGATACTGTGGCTTGCGCTATGGAGAAATTCCACGCGATTGTTTCTAGGTTAGCCCCGTTTGCGCGTTGTTGAAGAATCTCCTTGACGGCATCTCGATTCAACCGCTGATTTCCGTGAATGTAGGGTTCAATTTCTACGGAAAGCGAGCTTTCGGGACGATCTTCAAACGGAATTGGGTCCTCAACCATACGAACAATGTCGTTCGGTTTTAGTTCGTCTAATCTTTTCCATTCCCACTCGTGTTCTACAGGTCCGCTATTACGTTGGAAGTGTTTTTTGGATACCTCGATACGGTGTTTTCCGGTGCCTTCGATGATTTCGCCGTCTCGTGTAATAATTTTTAGGGTGTCTTTCTTCCCAAATATCCATGTTCGTTGAACCCTGCGTGGGCCACTACGGGAAGCGACTACATCACCGATTTGCACTTCTTCGATAGGGATGAGTCCTCTCGCTGTATTTATTAGGGTTCCTTTTGCGAGGCATTGAAATTGGTCGAAGCTGACGGCCTGAATGGGGTAACCGACCCGGCGGAGGTAGACGATGAACTGCCGTATCTTGTCGTAGTCAATTTCGTCGCCCTCGGGAGCTATAATGCGTATGGTGAAGTCCACCCATATTTGCGGCACAAACGCGACTGCTTGTTTTCTGTCAGGGGTCATGGAGATGATTTTTTTCGAGCCATGAGGACACAGCATCGAAAGGCCGGTCGCGTTCCTGTTCTTGGACAGGTCTACGTGGATGAATCTCGGAGCATTGGAGTGCCAGCGGGGCTTTCTGGTGTAGCCGTCATGGAAGGTCGCAGCAGTCGCGTCAAACCAGAAATCCAATGACTGCGCGGTCTTGAGTCCGAGAGGAATTTCGTCGATGCGGAAAGGCGATTTCCGGGTCGAGTCGATGTTCTGGAGGATAATCTCCTCGTTCTCGAATAGAAGAGAATAGGGTACGGTCGAAATTCCGCCGATGTCCCGGATCGCTGAGTTGATGCTTCGTTTGAAGTCAGGCAGGAAATCGACAGGTGGTGAAACAATGTTTTTTGCCTTGAGGTCGTATTTGTGGAGGTCTTCGTCCTTGATGATGTGTGACTCACCGTAGCTTCCTCCGACAAAGACATGAAATTTTTCGGTGGAGTATTTTCCGGGCTTAACTTCCCACAACGGGTAGTCTGAGACGAAACAATGCTCGGGTTCTTTTCGCATCCGTGCCACAAGTCCATCCGTGAAATCTGTTGTGGCTCGTTTGGACGAGACGACGCACAACAGTCCCGGTTTGATGCCGTGGCTCATGAAGCGGCCTGTGATACGGTTCAGAACCTGTTCGTAGAGAGTGACGGCGGAATTGACATCTTCTTCAGGGCGTAGGGATTTTTTTCGTCTCCAGTTCATCTCGTCGAGCAGGCAGGAGAAAAGGTCAACCGAAAGGGCGTGAGCGGTCTGCGATCCGGAAATAACGTGCAGATTCCGTGGGAAGAGCAGTTCGTAGACCCACTCGGATTCTTGAAGTTGCTCTTGCAGGCGTCCGGAAACCATGGGGCCTTTTCTACGCTTTCGGAACGGAAAACGTTCTTTGAAGTAATTCGATTGTTCGAGGATCTTGTGAAATTTGTTGTAGAGAACGTCGTTCGCTTTCTCCTTATTGAGCGTAAACATGCCGAAGTAGATTTCCGCAGTTGGGTCGAGTGAGTAATACCGCTGTGGGTCCTTCAAGCAAGAAAGGCGGTAGAGCTTGTAGGTTTGAGCGGCGAGCGCTACAGTCGTGTTGTGTTCGTAGAATTCGGTTAGGAAAGTATGGCTTTCTGTTTCGATTGCTACAGTCATGTCGGTGGGGCCGGGTGTGACTGCCTGAACGTATTCCCATCGCGTTCCCGGTAGGGCATTACGGTACATCCATGGAATGTAACAAGGACGAGCTATTGACTTTTTCGTGCCCTTGAGCAACTTTCGTTTTCTAGGAAAATTAAGCCAGCGGTTCGAGTGTTCAACGATTTTGGTGAGGGCCTTTTCCTTTCCGAAAATGCCAATTTCGGACGCGAATCGCCGGATCTGATCGTGGGCGCGAAGGGTCAAGGTCCACGCGTTGAATTTTTTTAGGCCATCTTTAGATGAAGAAACTCGTCTGTAAGTCAGTACAGGATGAAGACCAAAACGAAGAAGAAGTCGCATGAGGTCCATAGCAAGGCCGTGAGATGCTGTACAGTAACCTATTTCGCTGCCTCGTCCGTTTTGTTTTGGCCTGTAGTGTGCCCACCCATCAGTCGAATAAAGACGGGAAAGGAAAAGGGCGAGTTGTTGTTTCGGAAGCACGAAGATGGTGGATGGAATTCTTTTTTCTTTGGAGAGTTTTCCTTCGAGACCATGCTCTCGAACGAGATTAAGAATTGGGTTTGATCCCGGATAATGGTGTCTTATAGTACGTACTTGTCCCACGATACGGTACTGCATAGGGGCATAGTTGATCGCTACGGCGTCGGCTTTTTTCACGCAGGCTAGAAATTCGAAAAGTTGTGGTCCTGAAGTCTGCGTGAAACGGATGTTTGATGTGGAAAGGCTTCCGTCTCCGATGAGGTAAGCTAGGAGCTTGACTTCGTGATCTGGAAGAGGCTTTGTACCAAAGACAGGAAGGCTATCAGGTATAGCCACGAGATCGCCGGGGGAGATATTCTTTAATTTCTGCCAACCGGCGGGGCCGAGTTTCATTCGACGGCCTAGACGTGTGGATTCTGAAACATCGTCGAGACGTGGTGTTACCCAAAAGGGATGGTCGCTGTTGGCTTCAGCTAGTTTTCCTGTATGAGTTTCGAGAGTGAAAGTAGGTTCGATGCGGTTCCATTCCGCCCAAGCGCGGGCTTTTCTGACCTTCCCATTCAGAAGGGTGGGGAGAGCGAAGGACTTTCCTACAAGGGCCTCGGCTGTAACAACTTGTCCACCCCATAGAGTGATAGAGGCGGATTTTTTTCGGCACTTTCCTGTGCCTTGAGCGCCTACGAGTGCCCACTGTTCTATCTGGTTTTTAGGGTCGAGGACGTATTCTAGGTCGGCTCTCCATTTTGGGTAAATCGCCTTGGCAAAATCCCCGAGGAAATAAGGGTCTGTGAGAAAGGTGTGTGGGTCCACGGGCATGTGCCCGCCGATGTAATCACGGGAGCGGGCTTCGGCCAGTATTTCATCATCGCCCGACTCGGACCATACTTTGATGATCGTCCTGACTAGTTCTCGCTCCTCTGGCGGCAGGACCAGTACATGTTCGTCGATGAGAGCTATCAGCCCCTTGGCTGCCGGGACGGTTTCGAAGGTAGCGTCAATTCCCGGCGCTATCGGTGGCTTTCTTTTGTGGCCTACGGACACGGAGGGGTCCCTTCTCTAGGAGTTTCCGAAGTTTCTCCTTGCGCTTGATCTGTGTAGTCACATTGACGGCCTGAATCGGGGGAGTCAGAGAGACCGCCGCGGACAGGATTGTGGCCACCATTTGTCTTACACGATCACGCGCGGGACCATCCAGCTTGTCCAGATCGGTCAGCGCCTTGTGTCGGGGAGGTGCTGTACCTTCGCGTTCGGCCAATCCTGCTTCGACTTGAGCCGGAGTGTCGAACTGGCCGGTGATGCGTAGGAGGCTCTCCACTGCGTCTTTTACGGTCGTGTTGAGGTCGTGGTTGGCGTAAGCTACAGATCGGAAGTTCCCGTAAACGGTCGCGTCGAGCAGGGCATTGCGCCCCTCACTCATGGATGCGGTAGAGGCTCGGGCTTCAGAGGTCCACCGGTCGAGCAGGTCGTAAATCTTGGCTTGAACAGTGAGGCGGAAATTCTGGAGGTTCGTTTGTTCGTCGAGCGGAACCGATAGTTCCTCGTCCAGAAATGCTTCCACGTCGGCTGCCGAAGCGGGCATGAGAACAAGGTAGCGGGCTGTGAATTTCCTGTCAACCCGTTTTTTCCCTTGACTTTTCACCGTTACAGGTGTAATGTTATGGTCTGATATGCTCGATTACGACGACAACCGTCCGAGAAGCAACAAGATGGGCCGGGTGGACTTGAGGGTGCCGCAAGATCGCTTTCTGACCACGGGAAGTGTCGGTAGGTTTGCCGTGGCCTCAACCGCAGGAGAAGTGGCCACTACTTCTGCGGTGAAGGGGACTGACACAGGTTCATCCGGCTATTTTCGAAGGTTCCGTAACTCCCAAGGGTTCGCAGGTGGAGCGGGCTCGTGCGAGTCATGCCTCGCGTGTCGTGCGCGGGGGTTGACGGAAGGGGACCGATACGAGCCCGCTCTACCGTTTTTCGAACGAGTAGCGTGATGAAAAATTCTCGACGTAGCTTTTCTCTTCCTACCAGTTTCAGTCTAACTCAAGGGACACTGACTGAAAAGCAGATGACCATGCGAGCGCGGGAAGCGTTCCAGTCTCCGATTCGTTTTCAAAAAAAGAAGGTCGGGGATTTTGCTGTCGAGCACAAGCTGTATCGAAAAGACGAGTGTGTCACGGTTGTTTCTCCACGCTCCGCAATCATGACCGGGCAGAGAATAATCAAAGTACAGCCTGCTCAGGATCTGTTGGTGCATCGTCTGGTCCGGGACGGTGACACCTTGATGTCAGACCACCCGCAAGAACTTTACCAAATGAATAATTTTGTGCGCAAGGCACGAGGCAGGGTTTTGATCGGAGGCTTGGGGCTCTCGGTGGTCGCGCGTCTTGTGGCACAAAAGCCCGAGGTCTCTTCGGTCGAGGTCATCGAAATCGAACCGGATATCGTCAAGCTCTGTGGGCAGGATCTTCCAAGCAAGGTTACCGTGCGACAGGCTGACCTTTTTGCTTTCCTGCGCGAGTTGAAGGTGTGGTGGTGGGATCACGCGTTCTTTGATATCTGGTATCCCACGTCAGAAATGGAGTGGGTGACAACCGTGGCCCCGCTTCGCCGTCTCGTCCGGTCGAAATTTGGTGCGCGGAAGCTGGAATGTTGGGCCGAACCAGAAATGCTCGGGCAGATGGTCGGCTCGCTGGCGAATCAGCGGTGTGCCGAGTTGAAGGATCTTCACTGGTCCCCGGCGCATTACGCTTTTCGAAAGGCTACGATTGGGGCCTATCCGCGTGTGTGCATGAAGCCGGAAGCGCATTTCTTGTGCGGGGAGGAAATCAAGAAGGACCCGGCATTCATGGGCTTGATGCGTCTTTTTCTGACACAGGTCGGGAGTCCGAAGTGGGAAAAAATGTTCGGGACTGCGTGGGATGAACTGAACGAAGAGAAGGAAAAAAGGTGCTCTCGCGTGGGGGGTTAAAGCCAATGGGGCGTTGCGCCTTGCGTCGGTCTAATAAGTTATCGGAGTTCGAGGCGAAGTCGTGGAGCGGCCTGTCTCGGTGCCACGTGCTACGTCGTGGCAGGCCGCACGCGGCGTGAGGAGGATCTGTGGAAGAATGTAAGCTCTTGACGAATATCCCGAACCTATTGCCCGGATGGGGATGCTGTAAGTGTCGGAGGTACAACGGTGCGCAGCGGGCGGCGTGCTTGATGTGCGGACACCCGTACTGTGGTCCTCCCTACGAAGTCGTGACACAGGAAAGTTTCGATAACCTGCTCGGGAAACCCATCAGTGCGATCACGAAAATCAGGGAGAAGCAAAATGCAGGATGACTCGTTCATCGAGCCGGGGAAGGAAACCATTTCGCTCGTCGGGGCAGTGTATGCGTTGATTCTGTTTTTGCTTTTTGGTTTCGGGTCTTGTAAGCGGTGGGTGCAGATGGAGCATGAGGCATACCACGAATACGCGAGTGCGGAACAATGACAGACGAGGAATTTTTCAATGCCATGTGGCGAGCACAATTGTGGGCGTTCTGCCACTACTGGTGGGTGTGGGCTCTTATTTTAGCAGCATTTATTTTTAGTGCTGTCCGTGAGTGGTATCTGAAACGCTTCGCCAACAGGAGGAAAAATCATGGGTAACGCGCGATTTTCCGATGTGGATTGGGACCGGCACGTCCGGGCAACGAGTACCAAAAGCAGGGATCAGATTTTTTCGCAGTCCGGAATGCATCCGGATCTGGACCCTGCCAAGATCAAGTTCCGGGAGGCGGTGGATTCGAATGCTAACCCCGAAGCAACCCCAATCATCCTCGGGGCAGACGAGACGGGCTCGATGGGGATTCTGGCCGAGCAGATCATCAAGGGTGGCCTCGGCACGATCATGAAGGAGCTTTACGCTCGAAAACCGGTTCCTGACCCGCAGATCATGTGCGTGGCTCTTGGTGACGCCAACTGCGACAGCGCACCGTTGCAGGTCACGCAATTCGAGGCGTCGTCCGATCCATTGGTCGAACAGATCGCCAAGATGTACCTCGAAGGGGCTGGTGGTGGAAATGGTGGCGAGTCCTACGCGCTCGCGTGGTTTTTCGCGGCCTACCGGACGAAATGCGATGCGATTCGGAAGCGTCACAGGAAGGGATACATTTTCACCATCGGTGACGAGTCTCCGCACCTGCTCACCACGAGGTCGCAACTCAAAACCTTCCTCAATGCCGAGGGAGAGTCCGACATGGACACGCGGGTGCTGCTTGACCATGTGCAGAAAGACTGGCACGTGTTCCACCTCATCGTCAAGCCGGTTCCCGATCAGCAGGTCGAGAAAAACTGGAAGGCGCTTCTGAACGAGCGGGCCATCTTCGTGCCGGACATCGAACGACTCGCGGAAGGCATCGTCGCCTGCATTCAACTGGTGGAAGGCGCTCAGCCTGCTGATGTGGTCAGCGGCTGGACCGGGGATTCCGCTCTGGCCGTCCGAGCGGTGACGGCTCAACTCGTCAGCGCGTCGTAAGATGCCATCGTTGAAAGTCACGGCTGTTATAGGGGCCGGGTTCGGCGACGAGGGGAAGGGTCTCGTCGTCGATTACCTTGCCGCGAAAAATCCAGATGCCATTGTCGTTCGGTTCAACGGTGGCGCTCAGGCTGGCCACACGGTTGTCAGGCCGGAGCGTCGTCACGCTTTCTCTCACGTGGGTAGCGGCACCTTCGCGGGTGCCGCTACTTACTTGGCTCACACTTTTCTCGTGAATCCTCTGCTATGGCGGAAAGAGCAAAACGCACTCGATATGCTCGGGAACGTTCCGCGGCCAGCCTTGATCGTTGATCCTTCCGCGGTTTTTACAACGCCGTATGACATGCTGGTGAATCAAGAATTGGAACGGGCACGTGGCGAAGCGCGTCATGGCTCTTGTGGGTACGGAATCAATGAGACGGTGACACGCAGCACCATCTTGCCGGGGCATATTTGCAAAGCGGCTTCACCTATCTGGCTTCGTGATTTCCTGCGGGTTACGTCTGATTATTCGATGGGTCGCATGAACGTATTTTCGTACCAACCGTCTATCGAATTTGTTTCCCGGATGGTCTCGTCAGGAATACGGGATGACTTCGAAAAAGCAATGGGGGAATTCCTCGCGGCCAGCACGTTTGCCGACCGACTACCGAAAGGTCGTGACGTGATTTTCGAGGGTGCGCAGGGGCTTTTGCTGGACGAAGAGCACGAGTTTTTTCCTCACGTTACGCGGAGCCGGACTGGCCTGACGAACGTTATCACGCTTGCGCGGCGGAACGGCATCAGTGAGCTTGAAGTTATTTATGTCACGCGAGCGTACATGACGCGGCACGGGGCTGGTCCATTTCCAACAGAGGACTTGACCCTTTCTTATCCGGACGAGACGAATGCACAGAATGAGTTTCAGGGTACACTTCGGTTCGGGCATTTGGATGTGAAGCTCATCGGGCAGGCTATTGCACGTGATCTTCGGAGAGCTAAAGAGGTAGGGCTGTGTGTTGCGCCTTCGCTGGCAGTAACCTGTTTAGATCAAGTTGGTGATGTTTCACACTACTTGCGCGTGTGCTCGGCGTTGATTGAAGAAACTGGGCTCCCTATCAGGCTTTGGAGCTACGGCCCTTCCCGCGAGAACGTGCGAGTGTACGCCCCTCCGCTGGAGACGTAACGCATCGGCAGCGCCCGGCTTTTTTGAGCATGGCGTGGCGTTCGTGGAGTTTGTCGGAGAAGGCTTGCAGGTTATCGAGCGTCTGCTCTCTGGCAAGCTCAGAAGCCACGAATTCACCGGCAAGATTTCGGCCACAGGACATGATGAGCAGGGCTTTGGCCTCCTCCTCGTCGCCGACACTGTAAACTGGTAAGAAGCCTTCGGGAAGCGCGCCACGACCGTAGCGCACGATCACTGCTCAGTGAATTTTCACGGGCTGTGTGAAGCGGGATTCATCCATTTTTCTTTTTCTTCCATTCGAACGGTGGTATGTTTTCTGTCTCCTCCCGACCAAGCAGCCGATTCCTGAATTTTGGAGCAGGCTCGGGGATTTGTGTACCCTTCACCTCCCCACCGGGATTGATGCCTAGACGGTGAGCTTCTTGCACGGCTTGCAGAAAGGCACTTCCCCGCACGAGGGTAACACCAACGAAACGCTGTCCTGCGGGCTTCTCAGGGTCACAGAACGAAAGCCACCACCACATTACCGTTTCTCCCTCGGGTTTTTTTCTTGGTTCGGTTAGCATGGGCAGGCTCCTGTGTGGTTGCAGATTTTTTCGTTAGGATTGATGATTTTGTCGCAAGCGTCACAGAGTCCGGGGGTGTTTTCGCTCACAAGGGGTCCACCGCACTCGTTACAGGACACGAGCTTGTTTGCGTGGAGCTTCGCCTCGCGAATCGTTTGAAATCCCTTCACGTGGTCCAAGCCGCTTTTCACCGTGTTGTCGGTGAGGTACACACCACGGCGGGTGATGCCACGAGGACCTGAGACGTGGATCTCGAAACGACCATCGGTACTTTTTTGCGCGTTCTGGTTCGTCACAGTGTGCCGACCAGTCCAGCAGGGAACGTTGCGCCACGTTAGTTTCATGACGGCTCCTGTTTTTCAGTAAGGGCGAGAACCTTTTTTTTCGCCTCGTCCCTTGCAGCGTGGTACACGCAAAGGAATGCCTGCCCGATAGCGAGTAGCTTGCCACAGCGACGGGCACGTCCGGTGTACGTCTGACCGATGACGCGGCTGCACTTCGGGGTCTTCGGTTTCTCGGGGACGTTGGCTTGGAGGGACTTGAGCGTCCACTCGGCGGCACGCCTTTCGCACCATTTCGCATAATCGACGTAGTGCTTGGCGTCAGTCCGGGTGATTTCGGCCCTCACAGCATTGGCGGCAGAGACGGCTTTTTCAGGGGTGGTGTTGTTGTAGTCACGGTGGATGTTTTTGCGCCCGTCTTGCCCGGTCCACTCGATTGTCCCGTACAGGCCGATGGTGATGTTGGCGACGGGGATCTGCTTCCACGTACGTTCCCTGCGTCCTGCGATCAGTACCTCTTCGCGGAGCCATATGATTTCGGTGAGTGCTGCTACTTCGTCAGCCCACGTGAAAAGACGGACGGACTCTTCGTGCGCGATCTTGGCCCGCGGTGGCAGGAGGTCGCACGAAAGTTCGTAGGGAAGTTCTCGTGAACCGGGGCAGGTTCCGGTGAAGCAGTTCCACTTGACAGAGTAGCCATGGAGGGACAGACGTTCACCGGGGAGCTTCTGCGTGTGGCCGCAAAGCTGGCAGGCCCCGCTGTGAGTTGATTTCTGTCTCATGCCTTTAATGTAATAACTAAGTAGTCGTTTGTCAAGGACTAGGTTAACTCATTGATAATGAAGACTTTAGGTGAGGTAATTCTCTAACCTACTGATTCTACGTATGTTAGCGGAAGACCTGAAAAGGTTCGAGGGAGGCTGTTGCCTCCCCCGAGACCCGCAGGCTGAGCCCACCGGGCGGCGGGCCGTGTTGAACGCCCAATGTATGCCCGACATCATACCCTGTCAAGCTGAGCCTTCTAAGAGCTTCGTAGAAAGCGGGATAGCACTCCCCCTTGCAATTTCATCGCGGAGGGTCTACCTTGGGCTTCTCCGGCCCCCCTCGGTATTAGCAGGTTGGAAAGGGGGGAGGGGACTGAACCTCGGAAGGAGCCTCCTAGTGGATGAAGCTCTGTCACGGCTGGCAGAAGAGGTCGGGGTCCTGAATAACCGTGTTGAAGGAATTCTCGCTGCGCTTCAAGCTTCGTGTGTTCTTTCTCGGGAGACCCACGTTCAGTATACCGTCGCGCGTGTCGGGTTCGAAAAAGTCCTTCTTCGAATTCGTGCGCTGCCCACTATTCGTGAACGTGTTGATGTCGCTCGCGACTGGAATTCTTCTCAAACGGGGCAGGTTCGTTTCATCCTGTTTGTCGAGGACCTGTTTATCGACAGGTTGATAGATGGGACGAAAAAAGCCGAGTACGTGGAAGAGGTTAAACTGGCATTCGCACATCTACCATCGACCGTGGTTAGTCGGACGTTTTGCGGTCAGAAGCTAGATACCGAATTCAAGGGTTTTTCGGAAATGGCTGTCGGCGGTCCGCGACTGCGCGATCTCGTTCAAGGTGAAAAGCGGTGAGTGAAATCCGGGTCCACGTCGGCAATATCCGATCACGCTTCATGGAGGCGTATCCGAAAAAGCTGGTGGACGCGGCGTTGTCCTGCTACAAGAAAAACTACCAGTTCACGACTGCCTTCAAGCAGCGAAAGTGGGATGGCAAGCTCCACCTGTTGAACCCGACCGCGGGGACGTTCCCTACCGGAGTTCTGTCGATGGTAGATGAGACTCTTAAGACGGCAGGACACACACTTAAAGCTTTCTACCTTCCCGATGCGGTGCCACTGCCAGTGATTAATTCGATCACGAAACCGTTTGGCTCGTTGACACCTCGGGAATACCAAATCGAAGCAGTACACCGGGCACTTCAGTATCAGCGTGGAAGCCTACGGCTGCCAACTGGTGCTGGTAAGACCCTGTGCGCGGCCATGATCCTGCACGCGTTTGACGTGCCGGGGCTCGTAGTGATTCACGGGCAGTACCTCGTGGACCAGACCTGCGACAAGCTACGTGACTATCTAGGCGCCGGAAACATCGGACTCCTGATGGCCGATGATTTTCGCCCCGGAAAGTTTCTTGTTGCGTCCATTGACACGCTCGCGCTCCGTGTACTGAACAAGGACGTTCGGATGTTGGAAGTGCTGAGGGGTACTCGGGTCCTCATTGCGGACGAAGCACATCGTGTCGGAGGGGGAGCGAGAACGTTTCAGCGGGTCATGGACGCGTGCCCGGCTTCCGTGCGCATCGGGATGAGTGGGACGCCCTTGACGAAGAACGAGGACGTGGACCTGCTTTTGATGTCGCGGACAGGGCCGCTGCTTTATGACATGGCGCCAGCCTCGCTCCAGACACAAGGCTATCTCGCGCAGGCGATACTGACAGTCTACGAAAATCGCGAGCCAGCCGGACTGGAACACCTCACGTGGCGTGAGGCATTGACTTACCTTGTTGCACAAAATCCAGCACGTACTCGTCGGGTTATGGATATTGCTATCGACAGGGCACGGCAGGGCAGGCGTGTGCTCGTCATTGGGGGCTTCTCAGTTCGCTTCGTTCGGGAATTGGAAAAAGCGTTCAAGGAAACCGCGCCCGCGGGTATATGCGCGGCGTTCATTGCTCGTAAGGACTCAAAGTCCTCCAGCTATCGGGAGATCGTCAACAAGGCTGTAGAGGATTTCCGTCAGGGTCGGATTCAGATTCTTTGCTCGACGGTGATTTTCGATGAAGGCACTGACGTGCCCGATCTGGATGTGGTGTTGATGGCGGCTCCGACGAAATCCTTTGTTCGGGTCATGCAGAGGATCGGGCGTGGCTTGCGTCCAAAATCCGGTGTTCTCGAAGTCATTGACATCGCCGACGTGACCAATCGCTACCTTGTGAATCATTTCAAGGCTCGTCTTCGTGTGTATGAAGAGGAAAAGTTCTTCTCTAAGATGTTTTTCGCAGAAGGCCCCGTACCGAGCATAGTGAAGACTGAAGAATTGGAGAGCTACGATGAATTCGACGACACAGAGGGATTGTGGTCAGAAGTTTCGTCCTAACAGCGCGGTCGAACGGCAGCATGTTCTCGCGGCTCTTCGTTTCTATTTTTTTCTTGTCAAGCGAGTTGCTCCGTATACCACCTGCCGAAACGTACTGCGTACTGGAGTAATACCGGAAAACTTCCAACTCTGGCATCCAATGACGGCAGTAGTGGAGTTCTGCGAGAAGAAGAAAATCAACATCGTGTACTTTCTGCTGGCGCAGTTTTCTGAGTGGGTCAGGCCAAATCCGTACGCACCTGATTATCCCACGTCGCAATACATCGGGGTCAACAAGGGCTGTGTACGGCGGTACAAAGCGTGGCAAAAAAGGATGGATGCGTTAGAGGATGCGCGGCAAAAAGGTGTCGAGCAGACACAGGGGTGGCGTGTGCTTGATTCGCTTTTGTCGTTGCGTCACGACCTTTCCAGTGTCGAGGACGTGTTCAAAGACCCGTTTTTGGTTCGTCTCTTTCCAAAGGAATTCATCAAGCACCAGCCAGCGTTTCAACGCTTGCTGGAAACTCACCGTAACGATCCTGTCTCCGCCGTCGTCCTATCCGACTACCTAGCCTGAGACCGAGAGCGTTGTGGTTCCGGTCTTTGTAGAGTTGTCCCCGGTCGCCGTCCAGACTATTCTGGCTGGCTGCTATCTGGACGAGGACTTCTTCCGGAGATGGTGGAATCTTTTGACTCCTGATTTTTGGGGGGACGCCTACTATAACCGGATTGCAAAATTCCTGAAAAACTACGTGGACCAGTATGGCCAGAGACCGGATTTCATGTTGATGGTGGACTTCTTTGCTTCAGACCCGTCGTTGTCTGCGGAGGAGCGGGAAGTTTACGCATCTATTTTCGACGATCTCCTGACCGCGCCACTCGCTCACTTATCTTTCTACGCTGACCACCTGAGAACCTATATCCGGCGACAGGCATTTTCACGAGCCATCGTAGAAGCGGAAAAGCACCTTGAACGTCACAACTTTGATGGCATCGTTTCGGATATCACGACTGCTTCTCTCATTGCCACTGAACGAAATTTTGGCACGGCGGATTTCTTTTCTTTACCTGAGATCGACAAACGCTGTGATGAACGCGTCACTCCTACCGTCTTTACCAAACGATTGCCACTGGCTATCGGCAATCTGGATCACTACATCAGAGGGGGAATCGCTTCACGTACGTTGACACTGTTCGTCGGCCCATCCAACAGTGGAAAATCATTTGCTTTGGTTCACGCTGGAAGGGAGGCTATTCTTCGCGGGTATAAGGTTTTGCACGTGACACTTGAAATGGAGCCAGACTCAATCATCGAACGTTTCGACTCGTGCTTCTCCGGAATCCAAACGAACCTGCTCAACGAGCAGGCGGGGAAAGTCAGAGCGAAAATGCAAAAGGATTTTGCCAAATATGGAGATTCATTACGTATCATCGGGTATCCTGAAAACACGCTCACTCCTGACGATCTTTCTGCTCTTCTCACGTCTCTCAAACGTGATGTGAAATTCGTACCAGACGTTGTACTCGTTGACTACGCTGACCTGATGAAAGCTCAGGACCGTCGATATGAAGCGCACCGCTTCGAGCTTAGCTCTGTCTACACGAACCTGCATAAAATCGCCAAACAGCACAACATCATCCTTGTCACAGCCACACAGTCAAATCGCCATGGAATGAAGAGCCGAGTCGTCAATATGTACGACGTAAGCGAAGACATTTCCAAGGTCAACATTTCAGACTACGTTTTTACGATCTGTCAGACACCTGAAGAATCACAGAAGAACGTCTCACGTGTTTTCATTGCAAAAAATCGAAGCGGTGCGCGCCATCTTGAAATTCGTTTCTACCAAGACCTGTCGAAAGCGATGTTCGCGTTGCCCTCGCTTTACACATCGCGCATCGTTCCGGCATCGGAATTGATGAGTGGTGTGGGTCCGATAGAAGAAATCATATCATTGGAAGAACCTGAAAAGCCTGAATCTGCCGGATCTGAGAAAGAAGCCGTAACATGACCTATCTCGTGAAGCAGTTTTGTCAAGACGCTTTTGGAAAGACCATGCGAGTCTCCATGGGGGGCAAGGAAATCAACTTGCCTTGCCCCTTTCATGGGGATCACAAGAAGTGGCATTTTTATGTAAATGTCACCTCGGGGCTTTACTTTTGTTTCCGTTGTGAGGAGCGTGGGAATTTTTGGAAGTTACTGCTTCGTGTGGCCGCAGAAAATCCCGATCTGAAACCTTCGGATTACGTGATTGGAGAGGATGAACCACAACTCGGGGCGTTTTCCTACGCTGTGCCTCCAAGGTCGTGCGCACAGACCTATTCTTTACAATTTCCGGAGGGGTATCATCCGGTCTGGTCGAATTTTCCGGGGCATGAAGTGGCACGGAAGGCTGCGCTGGATTACCTCAATGGAAGGGGGCTGTCACTCGTAGACGCACGGTTTTTCGAAATTGGTTTCGCTCCATCGGGGCGGCTCGGTAGAAGAGTCATCGTTCCAGTCAGGAGTCCGGACAAGCGGCTCGTGGGTTGGGTGGCGAGGGACATTACGGGAGAGAAGCCGCTCAAGATTCTGTCCTCCTCCGACAAAGAAGTTTCGGTGAAGGATTATGTGTTTTCGCTCGACAAGGCGAAAGGAGTTTGTGCGGAGGTGGTCGTTGTCGAGGGAGTCTTCGACGCCATGCGTCACGGTGCGCATTTTCTGGCCCTTCTCGGTAGAGTGGCCACGGAGCGGCAGGTCGCTGCCTTGATCGCTGCTCGATTCAAGAAAGTCACGGTGTTCCTCGACACGGATGCGGTATCGCAGGCGTCCGCACTCGCCAGACGCCTCGTCCTGCATGTCCCGGAGGTCCGTCTTGCCCGTCTGCCACGCTCTAAAGATCCGGGTGAGGCTTTGACGGCTGAGGTGCAGGAGGCGCTTTCTACAGCGAAAAAAGTTGCTGCCACCCCTTGACTTCGGGTTGTTACAGGTGTAATATGGAGGACACTTGGAGGAAGTCCATGGACAGTACGAGTCAGCAGGCCATCGAGAAAACCTCCCGAAAGGTTTCCGAAGTCTTCCCCGAGGTCAAGCTTTCAAAATCCCTGATGGACTTGACTGTCTGGACCTATCGTCACAGCGACGATGACCCCTACAAAACGTTCGTACCGAGAGTTGACCCTACGTTCGTCTTCGACGTGGGCGTGCTGGAGGCGCTCATTCTCGGTGAGTCGCTCGGGCGGCATGTCTACCTGTGGGGGCAGACCGGGAGCGGGAAATGTCATCGAAAGGGACAGGGCATCCTTCTAGCGGACGGAACGATCAGAAAAGTCGAGGACATTCTTCCCGGTGATCGTCTTGCTTCTCCGGATTCCAAAACGGAAAACCCCACACAATACGCTGCGGTATCGAAGGCTCGTACTGTGAAATCAGTGAACGTAGGGGAAGGGCAGATGTACCGGATTGTCCCTGTAAAGGGAAATCCATTCGTTGTTAACGATGAACACGTGTTGACGCTCGTGAGGACCGGCAGTGGAAACACTGTGGATGTTCCGGTGAAGATGTGGCTGACGTGGAGTTCGACGAAAAAGAGAATGTTCAAGCTGTTTCGAGAAGCGGTGGATTTTACGCGACCTCCTGATAAGCTCCGCGAGAGGCGGGCACTTTCTCCATATCTTCTCGGGGTTCTTCTTGGAGACGGTGGGTTGGGGTTGGGATGTTATACCCTTACCTCCGGTGATTCCGAGATTGTGAAGCACGTCCGTTTTGCACTCCGCCGCTTAGGTCTCGCATTAAGGGAGCAGCGCGTTGCCGGGAAGGCTATTACGTACTCCATTAGTCGAACGAAGTCTCGTCCGATTCGTAAGGGAATTGGCCCCCACGTTGGAAATCCTCTCGGGGTTATGTTGAAAAAGTTGGGGCTACGGGGCGCTCGTGCCGGAGAGAAATTCATTCCGCAGGAATTCAAGATCGCCCCTCGCAGTGTCAGACTTCAGATTCTTGCCGGGTTGATGGATACAGATGGCCACATGCAAGGAGGCGGATTTGACTTTATCTCAAAGTCAGAACGTCTGGCGAATGATGTGGCTTTCATTTCTCGTAGCGTTGGTCTGGCGGCTTACGTGAAGCCCTGCGAAAAAAGATGTCAGACCGGAGGTGGGGGAACTTATTTCCGGGTGGGGATTTCTGGTGACTGCTCTGTTGTTCCCTGTCGTGTTTCACGGAAGCGCGCTCCGAGACGAGCACAACAGAAGTCCGTGCTCAGGACGGGATTCACAGTGGAGAAGTTGGGCATTGAGAAGTTCTACGGATTCACGCTTGACGGTGATGGGCGCTATTTCCTTGATGACTTCATGGTGACTCACAACAGTCAATCGGTGATTCAATTCTGCGCTCGTCGTGGAAAAGAGGTCATCCGGCAGAACTTCGATGAACATTCTGCGAGAGCGGAAATGATCGGTGCTTTCATGGCGAGCGCAAATCCGTCAGGAACCGGACTCCAGTTTCGCTTCCGCCGCGGAACATTGGCACTCTCGATTTTGCGTCCCGCCACTTATCTCGCGGATGAGTACGACGTAGGCACACCTTCGGCAACCATCCTCATCAACCCGATTCTGGAGTCGGAAGACCCGATCCTCCACATCCCCGAGACGGAGGAGCTAATCCGTCCGAACAAGGATTGGCGCTGTGTGGCGACTGGAAACACAGACGGCATCAATCCGGACCCGCGGGGGATCTACGCCGGAACGCAAATCCAGAATTTCGCGTCCTTGTCACGGTTCGCGTTTCGGGTGCAGGTGGCATACTGCTCGCTCGACAAGGAACGGGAGATTCTTAAGAAAAAGTTCGGCAAACTCTTCGAGAAGGACGCGGGGCGTCTGTTGGTGGAAAACCTCCTCAACTTCGTCAAGGAATATCGCGCGGCCTATGACGCAACCACGTCCTTGACAGTTCCGTTCTCGACGAGGATGATCCACCACACTGTAGAGGCCATTATTTTCACAGGGTCCGTCAAACGCGCGTTGGGGCTGACTCTCCTGCCGAGCCTGCCGCCAACGGAAAAGAACGTAGTGGAAAGCCTGATGGTTCGACTCAAGGTTGTCTGAGCAGTGGCGTCGAAAATACGGCCTGAACCTGTCATACAGACACCGCTTGGCATTGCGTGGGAGTTCCCTGAGTGGAGGACAACACCGGGATGTATGTTAGCGGCGTGGATCGTTCGGGTTCGTTGGGCGCATCCGCTTTGGACCGATCATTCCGTCACCGTGATTCATCTTCGAGACGAACCGTGGATCAAAAAGAAGGCCATCAAATTCTATCCAGAAGCAGCCTACGAGCTTGCGGTGGCTGCGCTCGATCCGGACAAGGACTGGTGGAACACGAAAAAGGGGATGGTACACTGGAGAGTGCTCGAACCTCTCAACGTTTGCAAGCAGTTTCACGAGGTCAACGATGACGAAGCGGGGAGTGTTGCCAAAGAGGTTGTTCAGCATATACTGAACGATGGGGTGTCGCCTGACAGTGACTTTTCTACTTATTGGAACGGCTTTGTTGATGGTGCCGTGCGGAATATCGTTCGGCGTAAAATCAAGATCAACTGAGAAAGAGGAGGAGACCATGGTAGCAGAGAAACCCGAAGAGACGAAGGCGGAGAAATTCAAACGACTCGCCAACATGCGGACTTCCGCGGCTCTGGAAAAAATCGAAATGCTCGGACGGCTCGCCAACCGGGATGTCTACGAGTATTCCGAGAACGACGTAGCGCGGATCGTGCAGGCGCTGGAGAAGGCGACCACCGAAACCAAGATGAGGCTCTTGTCGCCGGACAAGCCGAAGAAGTTCTCGCTGTAAAAGGGGAGTCTCGTGCAGTCAACATACGAACCGTATCTGGTGAAGCTGGCTAGGGTCCTGACGGCCCGGACAGGGGTGAGCGTGAAATTCGCTCGTAATGTTATACCCCACTCGGACAGCACGACGATCTACCTGCCCGAGGCTTCTGACGCGCAGCTTGAGGCAATGGCGAAGGCGTACCAGAAGCGGCACAAGTTGCCTGCCGAGAAAAAAGACCTGTGGTTTGACATTTTGAACGGTCTGCTCGACCACGAAGCTTCACACGTCGTCAACAGTCACAACAAGAACACGCCTCGCAGTTTTCTCGTCAGTCAGTGCGCTAAGAGCATTCTAGATGCTTGTTCTGCCCCGAAGGAAATGCATGGGGTCGCGTCCACCGTAGTTTCCAACGTGGAGAACGCTTTGGAGGATATCAGAATCGAGCATCTGTGGGTGGAGCGCTTTCCGGGGGCGGAAACCTATTTGCGAAGACTGTATGACAGTGCGGCTGACTATAGAGAAGTTTTCTCCGGGGAGAACGCCGATGCGGAGGTTGACTTTTTTAACCTCATAATGCGTCTCCTGCTGGCGCGCAAAGGGATGCCGTGGATGGTTGACGAAAGCTTGCCATCAGACTCGGAGCTTGACCCTGAAATCCTGAAAATGCTCGACCTTGTGGACCACGATAAGCTCGTGTCACTGGAGTCCTCTATCCGGGTTTTCGAATATGGTAAGCCTCTCATGCTGGCCTGTTTCAAGTACATTCTCGAATTGCTCAAATCTGCTCCTGAGCCGAAAGACTGTGACGGCAAAGTGAGTGGTGGAACAACCATCGTTCTCATAGAAAAAAATGAGCAGAAGAGCGAAAAAAACAAGAGCAAGAAAACCAAAACCAAGACCGAGAAAAGTGCGGAAGAGCAAGGTGGTGAGAAGGAGCGTCTTCCTTGTCCTTTCCACTCTGCTTTTTCTCCTGCGCGTTCGAAAGAGGAGGAAAGTGACGAGGAGGAAGAGGGGGACGAGGAAGAGAGTGAACAGTCGAGCGGGGGAAAAGACGATAAGCAAAAGGAGAGCGAAGAGCAGGGCGAGAAGGGTAAGCAGGGTGAGCAGGAGGAAGAGGGATTGGAACTGAGTCCCAAGGAATTGAAAGCTCTCGAAAAGGCTCTCGAAAAAACCGCGGTTGGTGGGTGTGCGCGGGGCAAGCAGATATTCATGCTTTTCAAGCAGGACCGTCTGGTTCTCCCGCCGCCGAATGATTTCTCAGACGACCCGCTGCATCTTTGGCATTCCTCGACGGATAAGGACACCATAGAGCAGCATCCTGCGTCGGATAATGCCGCCGTGGTGAACGAATATACGAAAAAAGTGCAGTCACTTTCGTTGGGGGCGATTTCGCGGCATCTGGTAGGGCAATTCGCCAGACGATATTTGCCTAACAGTGAAGGTTCTCGGATCAACCCTCGTAAAATCACCTCTCTTGCTGGCCCGCTACCGGAATTGGACTCGCTGTTTCTGCGTCGTTTTGAAGCACATTCGCGCAAGAATATTGCCGTCCAGCTTATCGTGGACTGCTCTGGCTCAATGGGGAGCGCAAACAAAATCGGTCTGACGCTGGAGGCTGTCGGTGTGTTGGGTCTGCTTCTCGACCGTTTGCACATACCATTTGAGATCATTGGGTTTACGACAGGACGTACACTTCCGGAGCCTCACGAGTATGGTTACACGCGAAACGAAGCGCTGGTAATTCCAATTTTCAAGTCGTTCTCCATGCCATTCCGGGATGCCCTGCCTGTATTGGCCAATCAAGAGGCTTTGTATCAGAGAAACAACGTCGATGGGGAGTCCATCGCTACGTGCGCAGCGCGCTTGCTGACCCGACCAGAGAAGCGTAAGATGCTTTTCGTGTTCGAGGATGGCTGGCCGCACAGTAACAGTGCCAATATGCAGTGTCTGGCAAACCACCTCGGTGCGGTCATTCGGCAGCTTGAGAAAATGGGTGTCTCGGTTTACGGGATTGGTCTCGGCAACGACAACTGTGTCAGTAAATTCTTCAAGAACAGCCGGACACTGCTTGAGTTCAGTCATCTTCCGGATGTTCTGCTCCAACTGTTCCTGTCTGATATCGCAAAAAGCGCTGCCTGAAAAAGGAGGAGTGTGGTGAGTCAGCCTCCACAGAAGAAATCCTCTCGGGGAGTACCTCGCAAGGCTGGAAAAAAGGCAAGTGTCTACTATACGGCGGTGTTTCAAAGAGCCGCCGAGCGGAAGAAACGTCGTTTTGAGAAACGTCAGCTTCGACTGGCGATGAGGCGGTTGAAGCGTGCCGAAGAGAAAACATATTATCACAGATGAACGCAGGACTTGACGCCTGCACGAAGTGCCCGCTTCACGAGAGGCGGCTTAATCGTGCGGTAACGCCTGTTCGGTACACCGGAGCACCGGACGCTAGAATTCTGTTTGTCGGTGACAACCCGTCCGACGATGAGAACGATATCGGAGGTTTGCCATTCAGCACACCGGAAGAGAAATTCGTTCTGTTACGTGAGGTATTTTCCGAAGTCGGAATAGACACGTCGCAGGTAGCGTACACGTACGGTACGCGGTGCGCGGCCACGCATGACTACAAGATCGCCAAGAAGGAGGTCCTTGCGTGTCGTCCGTGGCTTATCGAAGAGCTTGAGGACCACCCGTCCGTTTGCATTGTCGTGTCGTTCGGGAAGACCGCAACTTCCGCAGTGCTGGCTCAGTTCCTCAAGGCGGGCAGTGTCAGGAGTCAAGTCATCGACGTAGAAGTTTCGCCGATTCGTAAAGTCAAGTTGATTTCTACGGCTCATCTTTTTCAGGCTATTCTTTCTCCCTCTGAACGAGACGCTCTGGTATTCGACCTGACACTGGCCAAAAATTACGCGACACCGGGCTACGCTCCGTTTTCAATGGAGCATCACAAGACGACCCATCTTGGCAGCTACAGGCTCGTGACGGACGTTCAAGGGCTCAAGAGCATGGTGACGGATCTGTTTGATCGTACGATTGTAGCGTTCGATACAGAAACACGTAGATTGGACCCATGGCATTTACCTACTCTGGATGCTAGGTTTTTAACCTCGATTCAGTTCTGCGGTGCTGAAGACACAGCGTATTTTGTACCTATCACACACTCTGAAATCACGCTGCCGTCGAACTGGCTTGATGGGATGGCCGAAATACTTGGAGGGTTTTTCAGGTCCTACCCTAGAGAGGGCCACGCTCTCGTTGGGTTCAACGCGAAATTCGATCAGGTGGCAATTGCTCATTCGCTTGGGATTTTCCCAACAATTCAGTTCGATGGAATGGTGTTCGACCATTTGCGGCGTGGCCTGCCTGCGCGGTCTCTCAAGAAAATCGCATGGGAGGTTTCTCCCTACGGAGGTTACGAAGACACAAAGCGGCAGGCGGACAAAGCCATGAAAGATGACGAGGGGGACTCTTTCTTGTGTCCGCTCGATACGCTTTTCTGGTACGGCTGCCTTGACGCTGAGGTGACGTACCGGCTCGCAGTAGCGGCTTGCGATATTCTCGCCAAGGACACCCGGTTGACCTTCCTGTCGGGTTTTCTTGCTCGGGCATCCAACGCTCTCACATCAGTCGAAATAGACGGCTGGAAAATCGACCTGAAGTACCTCGAAGAGTATGGAGCGCTGTTGCAGACCAAGCTTGTGGAAGTGCGACAGAAGACCCGGACTCTTCTGGAAGGGCCGCTTGAGATTTTCAAGGCTAGAGCTAAAGTCGATTTCATGCTCACATCCCCTGCGCATCTGCGTGTTATGCTCTACGAAATTCTCGGGCTGACACCGACCCGGCAGACTCCGAAGGGTGCAGCGTCCACGGCACGTCTGGCTCTCAACGATCTCAAGGGTACGCACCCGGTTATCGACCTGATCCTTGAATCCCGTGCGCTGGAAAAACTCTATACGGGCTTCTATGAGCGGTGGAAGGAAGGAGTCGCTCTGGACAGCAGGTTGCATTTCCACTACAACATGACGAGTTACTTTGATGACGACGCTGGAGATTGGGGTGGGGCAATATGTTTAGCCGCGGGTGAACTAGTGTTGACGAACCGCGGGTATCTTGCGGTTGAGCAAGTACGGTCTGGAGATCAGGTTATCACACACACTGGAAAAAGCGCTGAGGTAGAGGTTCTTGTTGATAATAGCATAAAACCCATCTATGAAGTTCGTAGTGTGGGTGGTTTGTGCCTACAAACAACCGGAAATCATCCTTATTTGACGCCGCAGGGTTGGGTGGAAGCACGTGAACTGCGACCCGGTACAGTAGTTAAAGTTCATTCTAATCCGGAACGGTGGAAAAAGGTGACGGACTTTGAGGATTTCAGCGTTAGCTCGTGGGGCAGGATTCGCAATGACAAGGTTTATCGACTCGTGTCTCTACGTTCTAAAGGGCGTTGGGGGCATTTGAAGGTAACGTTGCGGCGTAATGGATCGCAAGTACGTGGTGTGGATTTAAGAGATTTTACGGTGCATCGACTGGTAGCACAAGCCTTTGTGCCCAATCAGGAAAACCAGCCGGAGGTTCGTCACCTCAACGGTTTTTCATGGGACAATACAGTAGGTAATCTAAGGTGGGGTACGGATTTCGATAACAAGAAAGACGCCGTAGCGCATGGGTCCATGTTGAAACGTCGCATGGGCGTGACTAAGCTAACTGAACAGCAAGTGCTCTATGCACGGGAAAATCCACACATAAATAATAGGAAAATCGCGCTGGAGTTAGGGGTTTGTTGGGAACACGTGCGGGATATTCGCTCAGGCAAACGCTGGCCGGTGCGCTCCGATGCGGAAAAGCGTGTGATATTTTTGAATGACGTGGTTAAGTCCATTTCATTACTGCCCGCAGCGCAAACGTATGGGCTTGTTGTGGCACATGAACATTCGCACGTGACGGGTGGCTTTGTGACACACAACACCGGGCGCCTGTCCAGTTCGGGCGCGGCAGGGAATTGCCAGCAGATTCCGAAGAACAAGGAATTGCGCCGGGTCTTTCTACCGGATGACTCGGAATCGCTAATGTTCGACGTGGACTTCAAGACACTGGAATATGTGGTCACGACCATGCACAGTCAGGACCCGAAACTTGTGGCGGCTTTTTGTGCTGGCTACGACGTTCATTCAGCGGTTGGTGCCGAGCTTTTCGGGAAGACCATTGAGGAGATGACCCGTCCGGAAAATAAACTGTTGCGGCATAAGGCCAAGACGCTCAATTTTGCCATCCTTTATGGTGCGGGTCCAAGGAAGGTTGCTGAGACTGCTGGAATGACCGAGGACGAGGCTTCAGCATTCATCAGCCAGTATCTTCAACAGTACCCCGGCCTGAGTCAATGGATCGAAAAAACTAGAAGGCGGGCGCGTCGTTACGGATTTTCGGAATCTAAGTTTGGACGGAGGCGGTTGCTTCCTGACGCTCGGCTTCCAAGCATTTTTTCTAATCAGGGTCGGCTTCAGGCGGCACTTCGCCGGGCTGTCAATAGTCCTATCCAGTCTGACGCTTCAGACCTGTGCCTGTGGGGCCTGATTCGTCTCAAGGAATGGCTTGACTTCTCCGGAAAACGTGCTAGGATCAAAGCAACTGTCCATGACTCTCTGGTCCTTAGCGTTCCGCTCGTCGAAGTCGAGGAAGTCGCTTTGAAGGTCAAAGACATTTTAGAACATCCCGGCTTGCCGTTCTTCGAGGCATCTGGAGTTCCACTCAGGGTCAGTGGTGCTCTTGGTGAAACGTGGGGTGGCGTCGAGGATTTCGCATGGTAAAGGAGCCCGTCAATGACACGAGACACGAGTATTCTGCGGTTCAATGTAGCTGCCTACGGGAAATTACACACGGTTGATCTCGTTACCGACACCAACATCAACGTAGATAATATCTCGGACGAGTTTGCCAAACAGCCGGCCTTGATGGCTTGGTACGGCGTGCTTTATGAGCAGGCTGCTTCGGCTGCACAGCAGGCAGAGACCGACCTTGATTTGTTTGAGGCGAATGTCTCCACCATGGTCCGCCTCCTTTTCAAGCCGGGTCCGGGTGACAAGGAAAAGGCCGAAAAGCCGACCGAGACGCAGATCAAACAACTCGTTTACGGTGACGAAGAGTACGTGCAAAAAAAGCGGGAGGTCGATGCGCTGAAGAGTCAGGCGGATCTGACGAAGCGTGCCTACGAAGCCGTCCGGGAAAAGGGGTCGATTCTCATTTCACTCGGTGCTCACATGCGCGCGGAAATTGAGAATCTCAACCGTGACTTCCTAAAGAAATATCCCGGAGGCGCTGCCGCGACTTTCGGGGCTAGGAAGGATGCAGCGCACGAAGCTGCTCTTGTCGAAGCCGCGGGAACAGTTGGGCAGGACATGATGGGGAGGAGGTAGAAAAAAATACACGGTAAAGAACGCAGACCACAATCTCAAAACTTCAACCATAACCATAAGGAAAACTCCCATGACCCTCGATTTTGCGAAGATGCAAGCACAGTTTGCTGCCTTTACCCGAAACCGTGGAATCAATTATTTCAGAGCCGAAAATGGCCCGAACCACATCCGAATCCTGCCGGGCTGGCCCGGCGCTACCGTGCCTTGGGTCGAATATGTTCAGCACTTCCTCGGTGGTGATGTCAACAAGAGCTTCGTATGCCTCGCCACGGAGGGCCTTGTCGGGCTTTGTGACATCTGCATGAAGTCCAGAAGCATGAAAAAGAGTGAGGTTGCGAACGAGGCGGAGGTTGGTGGCGGTCTGGCTCCACAGAAACGTTTTCTCTGGAACATCCTCGTGCGTGGCAAGGAAAAGGAAGGGCCTAAAATCCTTGCGGTGGGTCCACGTATTCACGAGCCAATCATGACGTTCGTGCTTGACGTGGAGCACTACCCTGATTTTCTCGACATCTACAAGGGGATTGATGTCTTCCTTGACCGGAAAGGCGTTGGCAAGCAAACACGCTACGACATTCGCGCGCTTATGAACCGCAGTTCACTGGCGGCTACGCAGGAAGAGACCGAGAAACTCTTTTCACTGGCGAAGAACCTGAACGATGAGGTCAAGCCTGCCACGCATGAAACCATGCGACAGGCTCTCGCCATGTTCCTCGGGCTTGATGACGAGCCCGCACCTGCTACCGTGTCATTTCCTGTTAGCGTACCGTACAGCCCGCCCGGACAGGTTCCGGCAGGCACGGTTTCGCACGAGGTGGGCGTCCAGCCGGTGACCTTCCCGCCGGTCACTCCTACATCCCCTGTGATGCCTTCGGTCTCTGTACCGGCCCCTGTGGCTGCCGCACCTGCCCTTGTGGCTCCTGCGCCTGTCGTGGCGGTCGTAGCGGCTCCTCCGGCAACAGCCATGGCTGGCCTACCCTTCGGGCCGGGAGCGGAGTTTCCGGCGTCTCCGCAGTCTGTGGTGGTGACAGTCGTACCGCCGCCTGCTTCCGAAGCGCAGCCGACGAGCCTGAAGGAGATGCGTGATCGGATTGCCACCCGCATGGGCAAGAAGTGACGGAAAAGAAAGGAGAGGGGGCGGGTTCGCCCGCCCTTGATCCTCTTCAAGCCATCGGTAAGGCTGCGCAGAAAAAGTTCGGTCCCGAGGTTGCTATTTTTCTGGTGGAAGGCAGGGGCTACACTAAGATCCCCCACTGGATTTCAACAGGCGCTCTCAATCTGGATGCCGCGCTTGGTGGCGGAATCGCAGGTGGAAGAATCTGTGAGTTGTACTCGCGGAATCCTTCGGAAGGAAAATGTGTTGGTTTAGGGACTCTTATTTTGATGGCAGATGGGCAAGTGCGTGCTGTTGAGGAAGTTCTCGTAGGGGATCTTGTTATGGGGGACGATGGTAAGCCTCGTCGGGTAGAAGAAAAAAACTTTGGAGAGGAGGTACTTTTTCGTGTTATTCCTGAAAAAACAACGAGTGAACCGTATTTAGTAACGGGGAACCATCAGCTAGTTCTGGCCACACATGGGGTAAGGGTTTTAGTTACCGCTTCTGAACTTTTCAAGCACAGGGCGAGGACCCGCCTATATGCTTGTAAAACAGGGTGCCTTGAATTTTCGGCGATAACAATTCCTGTGGAGCCTTACTATGTAGGCATGTGGTTAGGAGATGGAACGACAAGCGGACCTTGTGAAGTCACAAGTGCCGATCCGGAAGTTTTGGAGTATCTCCGTGGCTACGCAAAGCGTTTACGTTTGAAGACGTGGGAACATCGAGACGGCAGAAGCAAGGCTACGCGAGTTCGGATATCGTCAAAACGTGGAGAGGGAAATCCGTTATTAGCTGCAATGCGTCTTCTAGGGTTCGATGGAACTAGGAAATTTGTACCCGATAGCTACAAACGTAACTCAATCAACGTACGTCTTCAATTGCTCGCAGGATATCTGGATGCTGACGGGCATCTTCAAGGTGTGCATAAGCGTGCTGACGGATACCTCTCACAAGGACGGCAATACCAAGTAACCAGTAAGGTTCAAGAGCTTCTTTCTGATGTAGTGTGGGTTGCTCGTTCGCTTGGGCTAAGAGCGGGAAGTCCGAAAGAATTTATCGGTACGATCAAGCGTGGAGAAAGCACCTTCAAGGGCCGGTACTTCAAAGCGCATCTATCTGGTGCTCTTCATAGAATTCCTTGCTTGCTCCAAAGAAAAAAAGCTCCTGATGGAATGGTATTTGAACACGCTGGTGGAGTGCGCATTGAATACGTCGGGCCGGGAAAATTTTGTGGGCTTACTGTGGACGGGAACCACCACATCGTGCTTGGCGATTTTACCATAACTCATAATTCTACGCTCGCAGGAATGATCGCACGAGAATGTCAGAAGTTAGGAGGCTCAGTCGTCTACGCTGACATGGAACAAACACTTTCCGAGGAGTATTTCAAGGACCTTGGGGTGAACGTTGGACAACGTTTCCTCCTCTCCCGTCCTGAGTCGTTGGAGGAGCTTTTTTCTTTCATCGAATTCATCGGTGAAGAATTTCGTCCCAAGGACCCGACAAATCCTCTGCTGGTAGTCGTGGACTCGGTTGCAGCAGCACAAACAAAGGCACAGCACGAGGCTACGTTCGAGGATCGTCAGGTAGCCGAGCAGGCACGAGCC